CAGAAGCAAGTGCTTCCCAACCACCGGAGAGAGTGCCAGCATTTTCTATTTTCTGGTCATTGATGTAGGTGACAAGATCATTTGTTGTTGCAAAAACGCTACCAGATGCGATGACAATTTGCTGAGAAACCTGATCAATCAACACATTGTCAGTTCCGTCAATAATGATATCAACGGTTAAATCTGTGCCGAAAGAAGAGAAGTCCCACACGCCACTGCTCTGATACATGTTATTAGGATACTTGCCTGTTGTGCCGGTGACATAGGCTCTTTCCATATCGGTGCCAAGACCGGTTGGGTTATCACGAATGCTGTCTGGATCGCTTACTGCACCGCCATAAATGGCATTTTGAACAGCAATAAATTCCAAAGATGCGCTTGCGCCATAAGCCCAAAGTGTCTTTACGCCAATGGTATTTGTGGTACTAATATAAAACTCTATACCGTCGTCATCATTTAGTTGATCATTAAGAGCATCTACGAGTTCGTCAACATTGTAGCCAGTCATGTTTGTCAGGACGACTAATGTCTTGCTAGAAAGAATGCCATTTAGTTTCCAACGGAAGAAGGAGTCCTCATCAAAAACGTAAGGACCAGCTGTAGCTGATTCGATTTCAACTAGACTACCAGATGCAGGAATATCGACTGTAGCGAGTGTTGCGGTTTCGTCGCTAACAGGATCAATATCAGCAACACGCACAACATAAAGGGTGCTTGCTACTAAAAGGTACTGATCCGCAGCGTAAATGAGGAAGGGATCGCCTGTGTCAGGATGAGGATTACCAAAAATGGTATGTAACTGACGGCTTGAGCTAACTGCTGTTGGAAGGTTCACTGGACCTTTTGAAGCAAAGCCTACAAGTCCTGCAACGTGAGGATTTTGTGCGGCAACGATAAAGCTCAGGTCTTTTTCAGTAATTCTAACACTTGGGCTAATTGTGTTAGACGGGGGAAACCCTTTAAGAATCGCCATAGTCTTATTCTCCCTTTCGAGTCGTTGTTGTTATATGTCTTGTAGAAATCAATCCATCTTTTTCTGCTCTATCTATGTAGTCAGTTGATCTTTCATCTTCTAAAAAATAAATATTTTTTCCTTTTCCTACTCCGGGTATGTTTAAGGTAGTGAAAGATCTTGTGGCCCTCCTAGACCTGATAATTAGTTGCACTGGATATTTTTGTCTGTTTGTGATTTCTAGCATTCTAGTTCCTTTACTGTTTCTTCTATTCTTGCCAAAACTTCTGTTATTTCTTCTTCAGCAATGCCGTTTACGATATCTATTTTCATATTCAGCACTGCTTTCTTTCTTTCGATTGGTTGGGGTATATATGTTTGTGCCGTCATATTAAATTCATATTTTATTACTCTAATTGCCTGATCTCCGGGTTCGGCATTTATATTGTTTGCTACAGACTCTAGTTTTACAGGTACTTCCCACCTAACTCCAGTCACTTGTATGTATGCTAACATGCTAAATTTTGTCATAATTTGTTCTAAAATTTGATTCATATCTTCTCTGTAAAGAGTCCAAGCTGTTAATGTATATCCAATGTTTACTGGTACACCTCTTGCCATACCAAAAACTGTATCACGATTATATTTTTCGCTTATTGTATATCCGGGCTTTCCATCTCTTTGTCTCAAGAAATCTAATGCCTTATGATATGTGTATCTGCTTGCGTCATATTCAGTGCTTGTTTGCGTTAATGCCATTAAAGGAAGTTTTAATCTATTAACGACTAGCGTTTCATCTTTACGAACATTATCTTGAATCATTGCAGCAACGGCTTTTTCGGGTGGTCCAAGCATTACAGGAATTGGCCAAGCTTTTCCATCTTCGTCAATAACCACAACATTTCTGAACATATCCAACATCGCTTCGTCTGTTCCACGAATTGACTTTGAATAGCGATAAAGAACTGTTCTGTCTGGGTCTTCAAGATCATTGACGATACGACCAGTTTGCATTGGATCGCAGTCTTGTCTTGAGCCAAAACCAGTTTTTTTCATGGTTTGGTCTTTGAGCCAATTCATGCTGTCATCGTTTATTGTTCTTTTGCTTTGTGGATCAGTTGATTCACAAAAATTGACAGGAGGATCTAGATTTGGGTCAGGAAAGCTTGCTTTAGGATCGCAGCCTTCGTAGTCTGGTTGCTGGTGATTCGGCGAATCTATGGTCATTGAGAACTCCTCACATCTAATTATTCTTTAGGAGAACAGATTTATGGAAAAAATGTTAATTAAATACAGAACATATTATAAAATAAAACCTCCTGCGCCAATTAAATTGCAAATTCCCGGTTGGTCAGGTGAACCAAATGATCATAAAGATGGTGACATTCCTCAACCTTGGCATTGTGTTCCATTTGTAGAAGCATCTACTTATGGTCTTGAATTATGTTGGGGATTTGACACAGAATATCATGTTCGCATGGAAGATGGTGTTGTTAAATTTATTGGTGATCATGAAGAAGAAGCTAAGCAATTGCCGGATCTTAGTTTCCCGCCTTTTTCACAATTTGCTCCCGGTCATTTCGGTGTTAGTTCATGTCTTGATATAAAAGTTCCTGATGGTTATGTTCTTAGAATTGAACCACATCCACGCTATTATACAGATGAGACTTATACGGTTCCACTAGCAATCCCCGGACACATCAACACAGCAATGTGGCCAAAAATATTCTTTATGGTTTTCAAGAATCCAATACCCGGACAAACATATATTTTTAGAAAAGACGAGCCAATCGCACAGGCTTTGGTCATACCAAGAAAAGTAATTTATGACATTCAGGAAATGGATGACGTAGAAAAGAATAATAGAAATCATTTGGACACCGCTATAACTGAACATTGCAAGAGATTCGTAACAAATGATTGGCATGATCACAAAGGAAATAATTTTGACGACAAATATAAAATTCTCAACAACATGTTCTTCAGAAAAGGAAAACAATCTGTTAAAAGCATGATTGACAATGTGGTTCAGGAATATGAACGGTCAAAATGCAAAAAAATTAAAGGCAAATTATTCATAAGGAAGAAAAAGTGAAATCATTTAAATTAAAGAAAAAAGAACCATCAAATAAAAAAATATATCTTGCTGGTGGAATTAAAACTCCATTTGAAAAACCTGTTTTCCATCATGTGGTATTTTTCAAAATCAATAAACCTAAAAAATACACTCAAAAACAGTTGTTTTTCAAGAAGTAGGTTTCATGCCGCCAACCATGCCAGAACCTGCACTTGGAACAGGATTTGCACCTGTGCTTTTTCCACCTGTTAATTTTTTGGCGTTTGCAATTGTTGCTACATCATTTGCTATGCCCACAAGAGCTTTTTTAGTATTTGGATCTTTTATTCTTCCGGCTTTTTCGAGAGAGCGAATAGCTGCTGGATTTGTTGCAAATGCGTTGAGTATATTTACATATTCTGGTTGTGTATTGGTTGCTCCGGGTTGTGTTGCTCCCGGTGTGGTTGCTGTGGGTTGAACGCCATTCATTTCCATTGCTTGTAAAAATTCATAGAAAGATTTCACGCTGCTCCTTAGACAATCTTTATTTTAAGATTGGGTTCTTTTTGTGTGACTTTGCCATCACCTGTGACAACATCTTCTTGGAAGCGTTGACAAATCAATTCAATACGAAGTGCGCCCCACATTTTAAACTCGCCAAGATTTCTTTGAACAATTACCCAGTTTTCTCTAAGATGGGGAGTAAAGAGTCTTGATCCAATTTTAGGTGGGTGTCCAACATTTTGCAGAACAGCACGATAATTGAGTTCAAACTTCATTTCATCTGGAGCATCAATTCCAAATTGATTCACAAAATTCTGTGAAGGAATTGGTTCATAATTACACCAAAGTTCTATTGGGTTGTTGGAAAAAAGTTTATTTCTTGCTTCCAAATAAATCGGGTCAATCATGTTTTGTGTGATTATGACCTCATAGTAATAGATTGGCGAACCACCTCTTTTAATTGATTCTTGATCCCAAAGATTGAAAAGGTCATGTGTACGATCCAAAGGATCGTACATTTGCACACTTCCTCTTAGTGAATATGGTGTTCCATCAAGATTCTTGATTGCCATAAATCCTCCTGATTTTAAAAACCATATTAATCTTCGTCTTCTTCGTCATCGTCTCCAGAAGCTCTTGAAACTTGTGCTGCGAAAACTTCATCGTCAGATCCATAAGCTATTTTTTGCGTTGCTTTTCTAATTTCTTCCATAGCTGAATGGATCTGATTTGGGTCACTAATACCAGCTAAATCGCCCAGTGCTTTGTTCCTAGATCCTTTTGCTCCGACGTTAATATCATTAAGGTGACCAGCGATTTTGATTGCATTTTCAAGGTTTCTTCTTCTAGCAGGAGTCGCTGTTTGATTTATATTTGCGAGAGTTTTACGAAGTTGTTCAATAATTTTATTTTGTATTTCTTCCGCATGGGTTATGGATGAAGTGGGCTTTTGTGCAATGTCTCGTTGTGATATTGTACCCTCGCCTTCTTCATCACTACTGCGACGAGTGGTGATGGTTAAAGAGCCAAATTCATTGGCTCGCCTGTGTGAGAATTCCTTAAGAAAAGTAATAAAAGAATTTTTATTAAGTGGTTTTCCAGAAATATTATCTTTAAAATATTCTTTCGCTTCGGAATTGAACTCTCCGCTACTACCAAAGTCATTGAATGGCTTTCCTTCTCTTAAAAGTTTTTCATATTTAGCTTTAATAGTAGATAGTCTTCTATCCTCACCAATACCTTTGCGATAACCTTCTCTTCTACCATATTCTGCCATATTTATTACATAATTTCTTATGTAAAGATCTTCTGCTTCTTTGTTTTCAATAACCTGTCCCTTGTTGTCCGTTTTTTGGCTACGAACTCTTTCAATTTCTCTTATAATTTTTTCTTTATTTGTAACAGTTACATGAACAATCATATCTTGAATGCTTTCCTGAAAAGCCTCGTCGCTTCTTGCTCCTCCAGAACGTGCTTTTCCAGCAAATACTTTAACCCAATCATAATTAACGCCAGTCATATTGCTGATCAATTGATTAGCTTCTTCAGCGCCTAAATAACTGTTCCCTAAAGCTTCTTGAATAAGGCTTTCTGTTAAAATTCTTATATTGTTATAAATTTCTTCTATACACAGCCAAAGTTTGAATGATTCCATTTTTACCTCTTGTTTTTATTTACAAGTAATTTTTTATTTTTTAAAATAAAAAGCCCATTTTTTTAAAAAAATGGGCTTTCGTTTGTCTGCCTATTATTTAAATTTAGTTTAAAGTTATCCGTGGGGTTATTGCGATCTCGCCACCACCTGCTGGTAAAGTGAACGGAGCCGTGGAAAATCTTTCCACCCACAACAATTTTGGTGTCAATTCTGATGTAGCAACATAGTATCCGTAAACAGTTACTGCTGTAGTAAAATTGAAAGTTTGTTCACTATAAACAGCAGAATTTGTACCTGCTGTTGAAGTTGCAACCGTCCAGTTTGTGCCTGAAAGTGTGATTTCAGAATAACCAGTGGCAGTAACCTCTGTCAAATCAGTAATGGCTGTAGCTTTTACGGGAGAATAATTGTTGTTATAAAGCTTCAATACTCTTTCACCGCTGGGATCGCCAACAGTGCCGTCTTGTTTCAATTGATTGACGATGTATTTCAACATGAGAACATCGCCAGTATTTGGAACCACTAATGCCATTTACAATCCTTAAGTATCTAGAGCAGACAATTTTATGTAGTTAATTCCTATTATAATTTTATGGCTCTAAAAAATAAAGATGGCAGCGTTTATCGTCTCGCAACGCCAAATCCGATTATGAAAACTCAAACTCTTTGGGGAAATGAGCAATTTACTTTGCATAATATGAAATGGACTAGCGAAAAATATCAAGATACCATGCAAATAAAAACAGTCCAACAACAACCCAAAGAAGAAACTTTTATATCCGAATTAGAAGAATCAAAAAACCAATCGCAATCAAGAGTTATAGAAACCACTGTTTCACCAAAAACTATTCAAAAACAAGAACCAAAAGTTTATGAGAGGAAAACAGAAGTTCATGAAGACAAGCAAAGAATTGAAGAAGATTCAAAACCTGAAATAAAAAAAGTATTTATTTATTTATTACCAGCAAGTATACGAACAAAAAAGGACGATTTGTATGGAGATATAATAAAAACTGTAGAATATGGAAAGCCAACATCTTTTGAGGCTGTTGAATTAGAACAACAGGATTTTTATTTTAAAATTTGGACTGATATTGACATTAGTGTTGGCTCAATCCTTTATCCAAAAACTAATTTTAAGCGATGGTGGAAGGTTAAAGAAAAAGAAAAGAAGGCTGATGGCTGGATCTTGATGAGCATGCCATCCGACTACCAGCCTTCTTTCGAATCATGATTGACCATTTGTAATTTTTGCATTAAGCCCAAGCTTTTGCAACTGTTCACGATGATCGTTAACCGCTTTCATATAAGCAATTTCGTATATGTCAGTAACAAGTTTTAAAAATGACTTGCTGTCGCCATCTGTAGTTAATGAGGCACCAATTCTTTCAATGATTTGCTCATTATGACCAAATCGTTCTTTTAAAACTTCAAACATGGTTCTTTTCAATTGATGACCACGAGGGTTCATCATATAGTCCATCCAATTTGCCATGTCTTCCTTTCTAATTAAGCTTATGTCAGCTTAGTATTAATTTCTTTTTGTGCGCCTGTAAGAATTTTTCGAAGCTCATCTTCATTACCCGCATTACGAAGCCATTCAAATTCTTGTTTTATTTGTTGAGCCAAACCACCATGACGATCATCGCTGACATATTGGCTAAGTTCAGGCAACTGTGATTTAAATCTTTGAACAATTTCAGGATCGTTCTTGTTATTGCCTCTTCTCGACAACTGATCTTGAAGATCATGATTTGCAATTTGAATTGCAGATCTGATTTCATCTTCTAGACCAGCAGCGTGATCAAATGTAGAGCGATCAGTTGGTTCATCTCCAGATTGTTCAAGTTCATCAGCGATGTTTTTGACCAAAGAAAGACTCGTCATGGCATTTATCATGTCGGTAGAATTAAAACCATCTTGAATCCAATCTTTGATCTTCTTTTCTGCAAAATCCTTTGCTTCTTCAACACTGCTGTTGTTTTTAAATTGATGCATAACTTGAAGAAGATCTATTGCCTGATTCACGATTTCCGCACGACTTCTCATAATTTGATGCAAACTTCCAGTAATTCTTGATCCAATAGTTTGGTGACTTTGCTGAATAATTCTGCTACTTGTTGAATCTACTTGTGCAGCAGTTGTCCTTAGTTGTTGCATTTCTCTCATAATAGTTCTAAAATTATTGAGTCTATATGCATTCCTGTGTTCTCTGGTATCAAGATTACGGTTACCATAAGGCGTTCCATTTTGAACTCTACTATCTCTAACAGCCTGCACAAAAGCACGAAGCCTTCTTGTGCCACCACCTTCGCCTAAATCCTTTTGTGCATAAAGAGCAGCCTTCCTGTGTGCATATAGAGCTCTTTTTCCGCTAGTGTCAAAGCGATCTTCATGACCACCTAAATCCTTGATCATAGTTTGATAAATACAAGCATGTATTTCGTTGATGTTTTGCAACATCAACATTCTCTCATGTTCTTCTGTCCCAGAGCAGTTACTTGCAACACAACTTAAAATTCCTTGCATAATATCTTCGTAAAAACCAGAATTTTCCATTGGAACTAAACGATTGCGTGAAAAAATAACTTGTCTTTGAGGACCGAAGATAAGTCTTTGTGCCTCTTCCTTTTCCTCATCGCT